GTATTCTCTATACTGTAATTACCAACAACAGTACTAAATCCTGTTACGGTAACATCTTTTGCAGTAACGATTCCAGCAAATCTTGTTTCACCATTAAAGTGAGATACTGTGCCAGATGCACCAACATTACCAACCTCAAGAATATGTCTTGGTCGTGTGGTTCCAATACCTACGTTCAGTAGTGCTACTGGATATATTCCTGTAACACCAGTACCAGAATGAACATTTGCCCACGAACTATCAACTGCAAGATTAGTTAATCCCGAACCATCACCAGTGAAAGCAGCAGCAACAACTGAATGTCCTACAAGACTTAAGTTACCACCAATATTAGTATCACCATAAACATGAAGTTGATAACCATTTGCTGTTGTAGCAATACCAACTTGACCAGATCCATTTACGGATAATTGAGTTGAACCACTACCAACCAAGAAGGTGTTATCAAAAGTACCATTCATATTTGGTGTGGTAGTTCCCACTCCAACGCTATTGAATGCATACTGGTTAACATTCTTACTTAATGCAACAGTACCAAAACGTCTCCAATCATTTTCTGAACTATAAACCCAACCAACATTATCAGATTGTGCTGGTCTTGCTCTATAGATAACATCACCAGGGTTTCCTGCCAAAGATGGTGTTGCAATTCCAACTGTATATTTTCTGGAAATAGTAGCATCACCCTGTATAAAGATGTGATTTGCTTCTAAACCTTTAGTAGAATTTACAGTTAATTTATTGTTAACAACAAGAGGACCGTTAAACTGTGATGCAACCTTACTATCATCTCCACCTTCAACTGTGATTGAACGAGTAAATGTTCCTTCAAGTGGAGTAACTATATGTACACTTGCTAAATTTCCAATATCTTCACCTTCAACCGTCTTAAATGGGGTATCAAATATCTCTTCTTGACCTGTGATTGAACTTAACTTCTTATTACCAGAGTATGAAATACCCTTGTCATTCATACCAGTGTAGAAGTTAATACCTGCTTCACGTTTTGTTGACTGTGCAAGTAATTCTTCTGCAGCATTGATTGTACGATTCTGTCTATCGGGTAGTGCAGTTGAATAGTTACCTGGACCAAACCCAACATATTCAAACGTGTGTCCAGATGCTCTGTTAATAGAGTGTCTTCTTAATTCAACTGGATCTACTTTAACTCTTCTAACAACATCATTAATAGTATGAGTTGTTCGTTTTGTTCCAAGAATACCACGGAATACCTTAATTGGGTTAGATCCTGTAGTTGTTGTCTTAACACGAACTAATTCGTTATTAATTTGAAGGAAATCTCCAATATTAACATCAAGATCACCTATACCTTGAAGATTAACTTCATCAGTTGTTGCACTATTAATTGCTGCTGATAATGTGGTTGTAATTCCAGCATATACTGCTGACATTCTACCACTTAAACTCTCATCTTCAACAGTAACTGCACCATCATTAGATGAAAGTCCTTCACGATATGCAAATAATGTTCCAGTTGCAGATGTTGCTGTTGTAGTTTCAGCAATTTTAACAGAGAATTGAGTTAGTGAAAGATTTTCCTGTACTACAAAGTCTCCTCTAAATGCATCTTCACTTGCTCCAGCAAACTTAACCTTCGCATTAACTTTTAATCCATGATTATTAACAGTAGTAACTGTTGCAATTCCACTTTCTGATGCATGAGTTAATGCACTAATTCTAATTGCTTCTCCAGTTGTATATACAAATGAGTTTGCAGTTGCAGTAACACCAACACCTGTTGTACTAAATCCAGATATTGTAGATGCAGAAGCAACAGTAATACTTGATGCATATCCTATTGGAATATCAGTAATTCTATAGAGGTTGTTATAATCACCATAACCTTCAGAGTTAATACCACTAACTCTAACAGTATCTCCAACGTTATTGTAAATCTTACTAACTGTTAATGTTGCAACACTAAATGATGTGGTTGTAGCAATACCAACAACTGCTAATGTATTACCAATACCATATGCACTACCACCATCCATAATCTTAACGGCAGTAATAGTACCACTTCCGTTAATAGTTACTTTCGCAGTTGCATGTTTACCAGTAATTGAAGATCCAAATGCAACTAACTTGGCATTATAAAGATCCCCTGCAGTACCAGATCCATATGCAGAACCACCATTAGTAATAGTTACACCAGTAACTCTATTATATCCATGATCATGCATGGTATGAATAGTGTGAGCAGTACCAGTTTGTGATTGAATTTCAGTAATACCAATACCAACATCAGTATCATTTAACCATAAGTTTGCAGTCTCTCTAGTAATACTATTCTTTGGATCATTGATTACAATTTCACCAATAGTTTCTGATTGAGCAAAACATTCTGCTGCTTTTGGATCAGAAACTGGATTATCTCTTTGAGTTTGTGGATAAAGACTCTTAACTGGTTGAGAATACTTCTCTCCAATAAATGGAGTTACACTTGGTTGATTTGATGCATTTAATATTGTTAGGTAATAAATACCATCTTGCTCTCCAGCAACATACTTCTGTGCTTCCTTACTTCTGTAAACATAGAATATATCTTCAAAATCTTTTCTCTTATAATAAGGTAACGCTACTGTTCTTGTATCATTATCACTTGTATATGTTCCTGGATTGGTAGTTAGACCAACATTAAACTGTCTTGCACTAGTGATTCCAGCAACGGTATACAATCTATTGAATGCCGTTGATGCAGCTCCAGTGGTATTTTCAGTACTCTTAATATTGTATAGTTCAACTCTTGATCCAATTGTTAGATTATGAGGAAGTTCTGTGTTAATTGTAACTGTTGCTACTCCATCCCAAGATGCACCAGAAATAAATCTAAAGTTTCTCTGTTGATTTACATTTGATAAAGAACCACTTCCAAAGTAAGTTTGTACTTCAGTATCAGTTGCTCCAATGGAAGTATTAGATTCTTGAAGAACAAATCCTTCACTTGGTGGTCTTGCAGTTATTCCACTAATTGCAGGAATAACATATCTTGCTCTATAAAGAGTATCTTCTAAATTTCTACTATCTTTCTTTCTCTTGAAGAATGTTCTCGGTGTTGCAGTTCCAAGAGCAGTCGATCCAATACCAACAAGATTTGAATATATATTATTTTCTGTTGCTGCTGCAGCAACTTTGACATACCATTGAGAATTTGTAATGTCATACTGTACTGGGTGTCCAATATCACCAGCATTTTTATCACTTACTCTACTTGAAACTTTTAATACACCACCTTTTGAATTGATAGTCAAGGCATCACTATTCAATGCATCAGTTTGTGTTTTAGCAATTTTAATATTTGCAGTGGTTGTCATTCCACTTGTAATTGCATAATATACATTATTTTCTTCTATTCCATCAGGTAATTGACCAGTTTCACTGATAATACGGATAGATTCACCATTCGCAAGGTTATGTGACTTGGTTAGTGTAACAACATTATCAGCACCACCATCACTATTACTTCCAATACTATTAATTCCAGCACTACTTGGGTCACTTCTCTTAACAGTGTATAATTTTTCAGAACTAAAGTCATGAGCTGTGGTAACACCTGATTTTGGCATTACAATACGAGCACTATATTCTGTGATCGCACCAGAATTTGAAAGAAGAACTCTTAATGTATCATTTGATCTTGCACCAATTCTGTAACCATCAAAAACGTTTTCTGGTGGGACTTCACTGTTAGTTTCTCCAAAGAGATATAAATTTGTAGTTGAACCAACACCAACAGATGATTGCTCTGATGTTTTTAAAATGTCAATTGCATTAAATTCAATTGCACTTTCAGTTAAAGGAACCTCTTTTGGTGGTATAATATGAGTAATATATCCATAGTCATCTTGACTAAATGCATCTGGTCTGAAACCTTGTGCGATTAATGCTCTTGCACCAAAGTTAGAGTTGGAGTTGGTGATTGACATGTCAGCACCACTCTCTGTAAGAAAGTGTTCAGCATATCCAATCGCAAATATAGAAACTGCCTGAATAACTGCATTATTTGATGCTTTAATATGAGCATTCTTATATGAAGGATTAAATACTGCTCTTGAATCAGTGCTTAATTTACTATTTCCTGCATAAGTACTATCTCTATAAATTCCACTTGTACTATCATACTTAACAAAAGCTTTATCATCTTTCTGTAAACCAATACCAGTAAATTGAGCAACAACCATCGACTTGAATCCAGTCGCTTTGCTACCATCAGCATGAAGACCACACATACCGTAAACTGATCTTAATGAACAGTTAAAGATATATGGAGAAGCAGAAGTAACAGTATCAGATTGTAATGATATTGTTGATCCAGTAACTGTGGGTAATGGGTTTGAAGGTGTATTCTGTACTTGATATTTAATTTGAGTTGAGTTTACTTTATCAGAAACAACAAATTGTCCATTATATCCAGTTGCACTTAATCCATCAATACGGAAAGGTGTATCAACATCCAATCCTGCTATTGCTGATGCTGTTGTTACAGTAATAGAATTAGTTGATACAGTTCCATCACCTGCTTTAATACTTGTAATACCTACAGTTTCTCCTGTAGATCCAACAATACGATGCTCGTCAATCTTTGCCTGAATATCAATATCGGTGCTTGGATAATCTGGAGAAATTGCACGTCCAGAGGATTGTCCATATACTAAACTGATTTTTTCATAAAACATATCCAAGTCAGTACGACTTGTCTCATAATTCATAAAGTCATCTGCTATGAATACTGAATTAGTACCATCAGCATATTCAAAACAAGTTAGTTTATGATGAGAGAAGTTAGGAACAAATGTGTTATTTGTATAATCTTTATAGCAAACCCCATTAGGATCTGAATCAAACATGGAGAATTGCCAGAAATAGCAACCACCAGTTACACGGAAAAGTGCAGATTTTTCAATATTATCGTTTTCTGGGTTTGGAACATATTTTGGTCTTACTTTCGTCTTTCTTAAATCTAAACCAACAAGTGATGTACCACGAGGAATTATGCAACCACCGTATATACTATTAAGCTTATATAACTGATTATTTGGTGAAGATAGGTCTAAATTAGTTGTTAAGTCAAATGCAGGTAAATCATCAGAAGTCGCACCACTCCTAAGTCTGTAATTATTTGCTCCATCGGGAATAAAACCTGGTCTATTATCTACCGTATGATCGCCAGGATATAACAAGATTGTGGTTTTACCAAAACGGTCATTATTCAAACCACGTTGATATGAAAATCTTGCTGCCTCCATCAAGGCACGTTGAATTGTCTTAAAGGGACGAGTTAATGAATTTCCCTGATTTTCAATGCTGTCAGTAGCATCTAAGTCATTAGGGTTAACATAGAGAATTGTCCCTCTTGATGACTTTAGAAAATTATCTAATCTGGAAAGACCCATCTTATTAGCACTATAGTTCTATTAGGATTATTTATCATAAGAAAAAAGGCATCTATTTATTAAATACCATATTATCAATATTAGTAGTTATTTAGTCCACTGGAAGTAATTCTGGATTCTTCAATTCCAGTTCAAAGACAAGAGGATTGCATTCTTCAGCATTTAGGTACATTGCTGCCCTATAAAGATCTTCAGGTTCCCACCCCTTTTCACTATTTGCCATTTCTAATATTTGTTTGTTCTGTTTGGCGATTTCTGGCATCTCATCCCATGTAAAGGGAACGTTTTGAATACAATATAAGAGAATGATTTGCTGTCCTTCTTTATACCAAACATATTTTGTGTTTATTTGATATTTCATGGGATATATCCCATCTTTTTCACTTATTATTTAGAGTTAAAAAAAGTAATAGAGCAAAAAAAATGCGGAGTTTTTTTACCGCCTTTTTTGGAATTAAAAGTCGAATTTCCCCAGCTATAGAGGATCTGTGTACTTTAACCTATCTTCAGGGCAGGTAGCACGTACTAACTCTAACACATTCATAAACTCATCTACATTATCACAGTCCACCGACTTGACATCACCTTCACTTGAATATAAATGAAAACTTCTCTTGACGGGATCAACCACGCATTTCATCAGATACTCTTCGTCTTCCATAGAAACCTCTTGGTTGATTATATAGTATAGCACATCATGGAATATCTGTCAATGGCATCAGAATTAAATCAATATGCAATATACGACTGCAATATTTTAAGGATCAACTTAAATGAAATGGTTCAGAGAAGAGCATCCTCTCAAGGTAAAACATTAACCGATCAAGAAATAGATGATATAGCAGTGGTTTTACGTCGCAAAATAGACTGGGAACCAATCTTTAGTCAGATTGATCAATTTCTTTAGAAGTATTATACCAAAAAGAAAGAGCATAACGATCTGCTCCTACTACTCTGGTGACATGATGTTTATGTTGAGAATTAGAAAATATTAATAACTTACCTGCCTTTGGTTGTACTTCAAACTCTTTAAACCCAGTATAACCTCCTTCAAAATCATCATTTAAATAAAGAAGTGCTGCAAACAAATCATAAATTCCCTGATCATCTTTAGCAGAACTATCATAATGGGGTTTCATGTAAGTTCCTGGAGACCACTTAATAATTCCAACATAATCTGGATTAGCTCTGTCATCAAATAATTTGCAGATACGAGTTACTTTTTTAACTACTGTAGTATAAAAATCCACAGTTTCTTCCTTCGTGTCTACAAAATCTGCATGACCTTGATAGTTAGCATCATCTAACTTCTCATCTAATCTTGCATAATGAGCAGCATAATCATAGTCATCTTCTTGAGGATTTGCAATTGAAGAATCAGGTGGTATATAATCACTATCATGACCCACAGCAGTTACAACACCACCCAAAGCATCATTTGTATAGTCAATAAGTTGTTGACATTCTTCAGGAGTTATAAAATTCTCTTCAATATAAATTAATTTCTTCACCCTGTTACTATATTTTGACCTCCATATTTTGGATCATCATATTCTGGATCTGGATAATCCTCCCAACTATCACCTACATATTCTGTTATTAACTTGTTTACATCTTTTCTTTCTGCATACACATGAAAGAAACAATCAATAGGTATTCCACCATTTGATTGAAGATATATTGTTTCATCATCCCACCTCTTCACAATTACATCTTGATGAGAACCTATTGGTTGAAGTTGAACTGAAATACTATTAATATGCACCAAATCCTTCCAATAATTAGGTAATTTAATTATTTTTTCATTCTTTACCCTTCCTCTATAATATATACCAACTTCTGGTCCCTCAATACAAGCATACCTAAGTCTATGACCATCTCCTCTACTTGGATGAACCATATCAAATGGTTTTGGTTTCTTATCTGCTTCATCAAATCTAGCTAATAATCTTCCTTTATAAAGACAATCTACTTTTCCTGTAACATACATATCACCATCAATATAAACTGTATCAACAGAGTTACCACCACTAACATTTAAAGCATGGTCAGTTCCATCATCCCCTTCCAATCTTTGATTACCCTTCACCCAAAGAGATCTGTCTGCTGGATTACAATCAGGATCTTTATTTTCAGTGCGAGCAACCATTAAAGTTGCTTGTTCTTGAGGAAAAGCTAGTTGAGTGCCAAAAACTACTGGACCTTCTGCATACACAGCACCATTAATTCCTTCGTCACC